TGAGTACTTCTCATGAGTAGATCTAACCACTCTCTGAGAATCATCAGAGTTGGACGCATCCTCGGAACTTCAAGGTGTTCTTACCTTTGGAAATGTGGATTCTTCTAAAGCGGTCTGATATTCAGCCGATAAGGAGAACACAGGTCTAAGTATAAGAAGACCGAGAAGCCCTTGGATGTCCGACAAACGAGAATCTAAAGGCTGGTCCAGACCTTTGAGTGACGGAATTGCCTTTTCGTAAAGATCTTTTATGTCCTTACGAGATAGCTTTCCCATCAACTTATAGGTTCGCTGATACTGAGACAATTTCTTGTCTTTTATATAAGCGAGTGCGTCTAACACTGTCTGAAGTGAATAAGCTTCATTCAATGTCAGTACATCTGATAGTGGATGATCCTCCTTGACAACCATCTCTCTTGCGAGGGATTTGGAAATCTTGGAAAAGAGTCCATCAACCGGATGTAATGTGGCATGTATATCCTTCCTTCTCAATCATTGAGAAAGGAATTCGTACATACCCCATACGCCCAGTAAGTGTTGCCATTTCTTCGCTCCAAATAGCGTCGAAGCAACAACCTCTAAATCTGGACCCTCTGAATTAGCTTGGTTGCACCATGACTCTACCCATGAGGAAAGAAACTGGAATTTAGACACAAGTCTTCCTTCTAGAATCAATCCAACTGGATATGGTCTGAGATCACCGTCTTTGTTGATCAGTTTGGAAGCAAATTCCAGACCAATCTCCATTGAAGGCTCGACTGATTTGGACAGTCTAACTTTCACCCCTAGCTCCGTTAGAAGAGCTACATAGGATTCAGCTACCTCACGTCCTTGAATGACTACATCGTCACCAAGAACGAGGTACGACTTAAACTTTGTTTCTCCGACGCGATGTGCGGCTAATCGAACCAAAACATGGTTCGTAAGGTCTAACATCACTCACGAGGAGTACAGACCTATTCCCTGTCCCACCGCATAACGGATCCGCGAGGACCCATTATTTAGGCGAGGAGAGACATAGTACTCTATATTCCTCATTAAGGAGAATCAGAGGGAGGCCATAGAAGAAGATTGAAGAATCTTCCCTATGATAGCCTCTTGAATTCGAAGGGGAAGCCGGTCAGTAGCAGCAGATAAATCTACTCTGAAAAAGTCAGTTTTGTTAAGACTGACCTGATCTTTGTAGAAGTCGAAGACAGCACGCTGATTGTACGTACAATCCCCATCCAGACTTCGTGCATAACGCATAAGAAGTTTATGGAGAG